TGGGGGATTTTCCAAGGTGAGGGTGGGAAGCCACACCACCCATATTAGGGTTACCGGGGATATATTTGAAAGATTTGGCATTAGCCAAAACTCTTGCCTTAGGTGCCTTATAACCACCGTAAGACACTGGTGCAGATTTGGCAGCCTTTTTGGCCTCTTTAGCTTGCTGCTGGTAGAACTTACGCATCCTAGCCATTTCTGGATTTTTAGCGGTAAGATTACCTACAGCTTGTTTGCGTCTCGCATTCTCCCTGCGTTCTATTGCAGCCCTTACTGCAGCCTCTTTCTTGGCCTGTGTTACGCTCTCTCTGTGCAGTTTAGCATTTGCCTGAGATTGCTGTCTGGCAACCCTCTGCATTGTCTGCTGGGTTTTAACAGCTACCGCCTGCCATCTACTCATGGGGTTGGCTGAGTTAAAATCCTCGCCTAGTTTCCTGAACTCCCTCCCAATACTGCGAATTTTCTCTACAGCTTTTTTGTAGGAGGAGTTCTCTATCTCAAAGCCAATCTTGTTGACTGTTGTGGCAACTATTTTGTTTGTAGCCATGGTTTCCTCATAATAAAAAAGGGCCAGATCCCAGAAAAGGAATCCGGCCCTTAGATTATCCTCTCCTGCGCTTAGCTTTCGCAGCAGCTGCGGCAGCCTTCTGCTCCCGCTCCATTTCCCTGTTTTGGACGGTATCTAGGAATTCTTCGATATCAAGATACTCACATAGCTTCAGGAAATACGCCATATCTGCAAGATTTAGCGATTCAAAATTTTCCCCTTTGAAATTCTTGAGCACCCTGCACCAAAGAAAGTCGAACCAGTTGAGTGAACTGTTCTTAGCTGCCCACTCACTGGCCCTCACAACAACCTTGCTTATTCCTGCTCTTCCGGAGTCTGATCCAGGTTGTTCACCTGCTGAATCATACCCATCTGCTGTAACATCTCCAGAAGGCTTCCTAAACCGTCTTGTGTGAAAAAACAGCCGTAGTTAACCTCCAGAACCTTACCTGCCAGCTTAATCATCTCCAGCAGATGTCCTGCAAACACAACATCCGGGTTAAGCTTATCCACACCATCCACGGTAATATCTTCGAACAAGATTTTAAATAACTCTTCAATAGAGTTATCATCAAGTTCTTGGAACAGGTAAGCCAGAGCAGTAGGAAGTACCTCTGCCATATTCTGACCGCCTGAGATAATAGATCCACCGATAGCACCTAGCGGAACAGCCACAATCTTACCGATTTTAGGCATGTTTTTCATTGCTTTCATCGGTCCCCAGTGGGTGATCACAAAGTTGTGCCCTGCTAAATCAATCTCTGTTGTAGGTCTAAAGTTTATAGCCATTTTATAGCATCCTTATTAGTCATGTTGTGCACCATATTTGTGTATTTTACCATGATTATGATGCATTGTCAATTTAACCTTTCAAGCAATTCAAGAACGTGTGTCAAAACCATAAAAAGCAAAAAGCCCCACCCGAAGGTGAGGCCTATGCTAAAGTGTGCCCTTAGATAATACCTGCAAGACCTGCGAGGCCAGTAAGAGCACCAGTGATGTTATCACGGTTGAGCCATGCATCCAGAATACCGATATCCCAGTCCAGTTGACCTACTTCGGTTCCGTAAGTCAGGTCAGGCTGTTTCTGGATCCAACCGATTGTGGAAACACCAGGGCCCTGGCTACCTTCCAGCAGAACCGGGAAGAATACCAGGCCAGTAATCGATGCCTGTTTCTGCCAGTCAGAAAGGTAAGCGTTCCATACAGAAGTGTTCTGCAAAGACACAGTCATAACACCAGACTGGTTACGAGACAGGGCCGCAGACATTTCTCCATCCACACCAACGTGAGGGTAGATGTTGTCTTCGTTTCTTGAAACAACGATCTTGGTGTCAGCAGCGAAGCCAGTGACACGCTGCTGCATCAGGTACAGTTTGACCTTTTTAGGGTCATAAGCATAAGGAGTTAAAATTTGAGTTTCCATCTAGGCTTCCTTATTCAGTCATTGCAACAGCATTGGTGGATTTAGAACCAACTTTGTCCAGAAGGACGTTGATCCGGATACGAACGAAGTGCAGGGCGTTATTATACACCAGTTCTACTTTCACACCTTCCAGAACACGAGCAGCCAACTGATTGGTTGGGATTTCTGCACGTTTAGGAACTGTAATGATCGGGTCGTAGAATACATTATTGTCTTCGTCGAAACCTGTCAGGATCGCACCATTCTTAATGCCAGTGTTGATTGGGTTGTTCATCAAGACAGACTTGATAACCGGAAGATCATCATCAGACATCTTCATGCTTAAACCCATGTTGGAGCGGCGATGCATGTACCCAAACATGGATTCTTCAGATCTGAACTTGATCCAGTGTGCAAAACGAATAGCGTCTGCATACTGACCTGAAGCACACTTGCCTTCCCAGAAAGCACCAACACCGTTAATCATTCTGTAGAAGTTAACGTGGTTTTCCCAAATCGCCATGCGCTGAGTTAAAGTCAGAGATGGTGCAATCACACCCGGCATCTGTTTTAAGTGCAAGCTGTCACCGTAAGACGGATCGTTGGATGCCATAGCGCCTACGATACCACCCTCTGGAAAATCTTTATCAGCACGAGGATCGTACATGCCGACACTGTCATACTGTGCAGCCATCAGTTTGGTGGCGATGTTATTATCTTTGCCAGTCACATCTTCTGCAGTAGAGTAGACATGCAGCTTGTAGTTAGCCTGAGCCCACTTGGCACATGCTTCAATGTCGGTGTGGTCTTCATGGCACAGGAAGTACCAATTGTCACGCTCAGCATTGATCTCATCAACTACTGTAGAAGGTTTTTCATCCTTGGCGATATTTTTGATTGTATAGTTACCAGTATGATAACCAACAGTGCAGTTACCAGTGATGGTGAGAACACCTTCAGCAGCCTCTACAGTGATATCGTTCAAGCTACCATCTGCTTCAATTTTAGTCTTCATTGACTCTGCAATCTGAGCTGCACCTGTTCCACCAGAGATAGGCACTATCAAAGAAGTATTGTAGCTACCTTTTGCAATAGTCATTACGACATCGGTATCGGCTGCGGCAGCAATACCTTCAAAATCTACAGTGGTCTTTTCTTTGGCCTGTCTGCCGATCATAACGTATTGTGGAGGGAATACACCACCAAAAGCTTTTGCTGCAAACTCATACGCTGCAGAGCCTTGTGCGAAACCATCTTCCACCATCTGATCCAGCTCCGCATATACGCGAGCTCGCTCAGTAAAGTTGTTGTGGATAGCGATGAACAGGGGAGTTTCGAAACCTACAGTGTCAATAGGCTGGGTTCCGAGGTTAACTGTAACATCTACCACTTTATCTAAATATGGCATTTGTTTCCTCTTAATATCTGTGCACGGATATCAAACACGCAGTGTAATCATTACACTACACAATTATAACGATTACTGACCACTGTCTGTAACCGCTTTACCAGAATTGGGTGAAGGGAAGTGTGTGGTTATTTCAGCCCTAATTCCCTGAAGATCCTCAAAAGCCCCAATGTCTGTCTCAACAAACCTTACGTTAAATGTCAGCATCACAGTGGCTCTATTTTCATACGTCTGCTTATTCAACGGCACCCTTTGAGGTGAAATTGTTGAATTGTTAGAGTAGGCAAAGCACGATCCCAGAGGGAAATACTTGTCATAAAACATTGGAAGGTTTATTGCTTGCAATACTCTGCTAAGTGCAGCATATGCCCTGCCGCGATAAGCTGTTAACAGATAAGTAACAGTGTAACTGTGGGTGACGTAAGCATTACCATCCGCATCTTGAAACTCATTATCTTCCCAAGTGGTTGGGTTGATCGCCAAGGTTTGTAAAAGTACAAACTCACCTTCCGGCTTCGGTATGGTAGAGCTTTCTGCCAGAACTACAGTTCTTCCTGTGGCAACCTTGACGAGCTTAGCAATGGTTGTTTCAAGATCAGAAAAAACTTTTTCGAAAGCTTCCATTAGTTTTCTCCTTCAGGCTCTTCTACCACAAAAAATCTATATCTCCCACCACCAGAGGTAACATATGCATCGCATTTTAAAACGGTAAACCATTTCAAGTCACCACGGATGTCAGGCAGCTGAATTTGGTCAGCCATTGCATATGTTCCTTCGTCAGGACTATACAACTTGGTTGAGGAGTAAACTGTAAAAGCCTCGTACTGTCTGTCACCTTCAGGGTTTATTTGAGAGGAGTAATCTTTGGCTGCCCTTCCTGTCAACGGCTGCACAACACACCCTAAGACATCAAACTCTTCATACTCAAGTTCTAACCCCTCGTTGGCAAAAGGGCCACCAACTGTTTTGTTATACACTCTGTGGCGACCTTTGAATGTTTTACGAGGTATTAGTCTGTTCTTTCCTATCAGCTTATAACCTGCTGCCACTCAACCCCCCTTATTTTTACTGTCCGATTTTAAAGGTTGCAGATTCAAGCAGCACATCGTAATGCCGCATAGCCTCGTTGAAGCCTTTCTCTTGTGCCCACTGCTCACTAACAGTAGGATTACTAAACTGCCCAGCCTCAATAACAAACTGGATAGCTTTGGCCCCTGTGTCCCCCATCTGCTTAAGAATAGCCTCTGCACTTGATCCTCTAGCCATAGCTCTCAACAATTTTTCTGTCAAGGTCTGTAGTTGAGTGCTGTGAAATGCAAAGGCTGTCTCCATGAAATTGCGAACAGGCAGCCCGTTCCAACCGAAGTTGTGAATGGCTGCCAATGTTGCCATATTTAAGCCTGACGGGTGAGGTTCGTCATAAAAGCCGTAGGTTATTGTTTTACTTTCAAGTCTCACAAGTTCTTTGTAGAAGCGATCTAAACGCTTTAGGTTGAACCTTGTTTGACATTTAACCTTTAGCATTATATCCCTCACTAATGTATTTTACCACAAAGATACATCAAAAGCAACAATTTTTAAAAACTGCGTTTGCGTCTTGGGTGGCGAGGAGGTTGGTTATTTAAACCACTGATAGGTGTAATCCCCTGGACATCGAACGGTCCGTTGCTGTTTTCATTAAATTTAACCCGAATTCCTTCGTCTACACGAACACCACCAATGATAATCATTCTGCTGTAAGCATCTAGCTCAGAATCTACATAGTCTGGGTGTGCCAGCAGCCAATCAAGGAAATCTTTCCATTGGGCGTAGGAAGATCCACCACGAATCTCTATGGTCTCATCACCTATTTTTTCCAGACGGGAAGTTATACTTGCATTACCGCTGGACACTTCCTGCATCATCAGCCACCGCACAAGCTGCACAAGCACATTGTACTTAAGCAGAGGCAGCTTATCAGGATCTGCCGGATAATTTAGTTTCAACTTCTCCATGTCAAGGAATGTTTTAATTACCTCGTCAGGGAGGGTTTCCTCATCAACATTGCCAAGCAACAACCTCATAATATTAATAAGAGGTTGGTCTGGATCAGGTTCCGGAGGTACAGGATCTTCTTTTGGTGGTTCTTCTGGGGTATCTACTGCACCATCATGGTTAGGCGGGGACGGGATAATCTCTTCATCTTCATACCATGCCATTTGAAAATACCTCGTAAAAATAAAGCCCCATTCCTAATTTGGAAGGGGCCTTAACAAAATTATGCCAGTGCAGCCTCAAAATCTTTCATCATATTTTGGAAAGTTTTTGCCTTACTTAAGGTAACACCGTGCTCTTTGGCGAAGGTTTGGAGTGCATCTTTTGAACCACTTTTGTCATCTTCGTTGTTAAGAGCTGCGGCCTGCTGTAGTAGGGCATCAACATCACTGCGAGAAGATCTTGATTCTTGTGCCTGTTCAGGATCCTGCTTAGTGCCTCCCTCCGGTACAGTCGGACCTTGGGATTCTTCACCACCAGGTTCAGTAGGACCTACAGGCGGCTCCGGCTTTGGTTGAGGCGGTGGAGCTATCGTAGAGATCAGCCCAAGATTTACAACCTGAGAACGTTTCTTAGG